TAAGAAACATGCTACGCCAGACATCTAGGCTTTCGCACATACGGCTAATCGCGGCGACTTTCATGCCAAGATCACTCAGCATCTTAGAGTCTCTGCGCCGATTGCAATCTTCGTCAGCCGCGTAGTTACCCCTTGTAAAGCCCACGATACCCGTTTGTAAGCTACTACCTCGGCCTTGAAGGCATGTCTCTATGCCGGTGCTCATATAAGTTGGCGCTATGGCAGATCCAACCGGCATGTCGCTGCTACTTCCTGCGCCGTTATAAGTATTGCTAACCGATCTATCGTCAGTGCTGTTGTTACTGCTTACTGTACTTCCTACGGTATTAGTGTTTAGAGAGCCTTCTTGGGTGTTATTACTGTCTACATCTTCCATCACAGCTTGATCGGCTGCGAAAGATAACAGGGGCAGTAGTAGTAGTAAGGCTAGGCGCAACATTCATCTAAAACTACCAAGGAACGCCGGTTGCTTGAGTTGGGTTCTTCTGAGCTTCAATGTTAGCCGCAAGTGATGCCTCAATAGCGTCCTTATCCACTCCGCCTGCCCATGTCCAATTTAATGCGTTTTGTTCAGTCACATCAGCATACGGAATGTAGTCTGCACTAGAAGGATCAGGCGTAAAACCACAAGTGCCGTAGTTGCTTGCAGAGTAGGTTACAGCGTCATCGCCAGTGCCTACTGTTTCTGATGCAGTAGCTCGCCAGTGGGCAACGATAACGCCACCGTCTGATAACTCACGTTCTAAAGTTGAGATTGTCCAAGTTGTCATGGTGCGTCTCCTGATTCTGCGTCACGTTCAGTGCGCGTTTTATAATCTTCTCTTGCAGTCACTAAGGCTACAAAGTCTGCTTGATTGGACGGAATTGAATCTGTAAAACTATCGTCATTCATTAGCTTTGTAGTCCACTCTTGTTGCATACGTTTCCAACAGTTAGCTTTCTTGCCGTCCATTGCGCCTTGTAGCCAATCGTCAATGTTTAACAAGTCATTTAGCAAGATAGCTTGCTCTGTGTCGGTTACGTCTACTGTTAATGTTATTGTTGCCATTGTTATTACCTCTTTTAAAGTGAGTTATTTCGCTCGTTGTTTTATGCTACTAGGTATCCTGAAAAGCGTTGATAACTAGGGGCATTAGTAATATCTGTTTGAGCAGTTCCACCGGATTGATTGACTGTTATGTAAGCTGTATCGCTGGCATCCATATCAGCTAAAACTGCAAGGGAAGTTGCCCAATAAGCAGGGTCGCCGCTCAATGGACCCGGATCATAAATAAACCTGTACTGGCTGTTAGAGGTAAAGAAAGAAACAATGTAGTAGTTAGCGGCAGTATCAACTGAATCAAGCCTTAAAATTAGGTTTAGTTGATACTTACCAGTTACTGGGGCTGTAAAGGTATTGCTAGCAAAGTTAGAGCCAACGTCAAAAGTTTCTGCGCCAAAAACGATAGTTACGTCCGAGTCTGTAGCTATATTATTTTGCGCGGCGTTTACGGTAGCACTGAACGCAGGCTGATAAGGCTTGGTGACTTCACCATCGGCTGAGATGCGCACACGCTCACCTCCAGACGTAGCAAAACGTATATCTTCTGCTCTAAACCCTAATGGCTTGAGGGCGCTTTGGGCGCTGTTGGCAACTTGAAGGCAAAAAGTACCGCTCCCTACTTCGCCTACGTCGTCTTGAAAAGTACCAACAGCATCGGCTGACAATGTGAAACGAGCATCGCCGCCCGACATAATGCGAAAGCGTTCCCCTGACGCAGTAAAAACTCTTAAAGAATCGTCAGAGTGAACATACTGAAACAAGCCTCTGTAATCGGAAGTTCCACCGTCTCCAGCGTGATCGCTAAACGCTATGCTAGAAGTCGCTTGGTTACCCGCGACAATTGTCATCCCGTACGAGCCAGTGGTGCTTGAACTATTTCCTAGAACGAAAGTGTTTGACCCCGACCCTGTGTAGTTAGCGGGGCTACTGTTAGAGACACCCAGCCGTCCACCACTATCAAGGCGCATGGCTTCGGCACCAGCAGTGTTGAAAGCCATATGGTCAGTGGCATGAACATAATTAATTTGTCCTCGGTAGGCCGCTGCACTCGCACCATCCCCAAACAAAACATAACCTGTACCGTCTGTTGCTGATTGAATTTGTACTCCGCTTTCAGCGTCAGAAGTAGTGCCAATATTTAACTGAGTTCCTGCGTAGGCGACAGTCGATGTTCCGATAAGAACGGAGCCGCTTTTGACATGGAAAACAGCGGTGCTTGAACCTGCTTGACCTATTGCAAATTCAGAACCAGTGCCGGAATTTAATGGAAGCAGTTCTAACGCGCCAGCACCTACACCCGTCAGAGTGGACGAGTTCCCCATGCTGAAATCCCACTCACCTATGCCCACGCTAAGCAATCTCACAATCGTACCGTCGCCATTTTTGGCTACATTGAGCGGTGCGGCGGGGGTTGCAGTTCCAATCCCGACGAGGCCTGCTGAACTGATGCGCATGCGTTCTGTGCCGTTATCAGTACCAAACTGAATTGTTTGAGCATCAATCTTTAAATCGCCATAGTCAGATGTGGCTCTATCATATGCTTGAATATAACTAAGAGAACCGGGCGCTAATTCAATGCCGTGTTGATTTGTACCTTCTGCTACAACGAAGCGTTGGGCAGGATTTGTGGTGTTAATACCCACTTTGCCCGCGTTATCCACGGTGACATGAGTTGTACTGCCTTCTTTTATAAAGAGGCTTCTACTATCTGGATAGACAAGATTTAAATCATTACCTGCGGCTGTTGTAAATGTGCCTCCTGCGGCTGTTGCAAAGCTGGTAGCGCCGGTTGCTGTTCCGCTAATATCAAGGTTGCCAGTAAGATCCGTAGTACCGGTAACATGTAAGCCGTTACCTGCCCCAGACTGAGTAATCTCAAGCCCATCTATTGGGCTATTAGCGGTAATGTTAAGTGGGCCGTTCATCTGGTTGAGGGCGGTACCACTAGCATTAAGGTTGTATACGATTTCGGTTGTAAAACCACCACTCGATGATGCGTTTGCGGCTGTTTGGCTAAAGGTAAATACGGTAGTGCTAGATACTGCGGTTACAGTAAAGTAGCCGTTAAAAGAAGTATCAGTAACCCCATTAAGGTTTACTAAATCGTTTACTGAAAGACCGTGAACCGCAGAAGTTGTTACCGTGACGGTATTTGATGATCTAGCAACACCAGAAATCGCAACCGATGCAATAGCATTTTTTGTGAATGTGGTAGACCCGCTGATATTAGTTGTGCCTGATACATCAAGGTTACCGTTGATGTCTACCAAAGCCGTAGCAATCTGCACTTCACCATCAGCTACAATGTCTAACTGACCGTCTGCGCTGGAGTTGATGTAGATCGCGGCATCGCGGAACTGTACCTTCTTATCAGTACCAAGAGTAGAATCAGCATTAGAAGCAAAGCCACCGTTAAAAACTGTAGCAGCAGTAGTGGTTAAAACACCTGTGACAAGGGCAGTACCTGACACATCAAGGTTGCCATTCAGGTCAACCGTAGTAGCAGCTATCTGAATTTCTGTATCCGCGACGAGATCTAGCTGACCGTCTGCGCTTGAATTGATGTAGATTGCTGAGTCGCGGAACTGTACCTTTTGAGCAGTCGTTACTTCAATATCGGTTGAGCCAGTAGTGTTACCAGCGGCAAGAACCTCACTAAGTTCGTTAGTCGCTGCAATTTGACCGTCTACATAAGTCTTTACTGCTAACTGCGTAGGTAAATTGGAGTTGCTACTGCCCCCCGCGCCAAGGTCTGTCGCAGTAGCTATGGCGTTAACCGTACTTGTGCTCGTCCCTAAGCTAAGACTATTTGCGTGAGTAACGCCTTCAACGACGTTAGTGCCGTCACAGTAGACCAGCATGGTTTTGCCGACAGGTACGGCAACGCCTGTACCACCAGAAGTTTTAACAGTAATGATCTGTGCGGTGTTGTTATCTACAATGTAAAGTTTCGTATTAGTTGGACAAGTTACTGTACCCGCGCCTGACAATGCAGTACCCGTGTCAGTCAATTCTAAAATAGCGCAACGCGATTCGGCGGTGGTACCATCCGCTGTAGTTAAGGTATGTGCGTTACCAGTCCATGAGTTAACCGTGGCTTTACCCGCAACGGCTTGTTCAACCATCTGCGTAATATTGTTGTTTACAATATCGCCCCAAGTACCGCTCAACTCCCCCTGTACCGGAAGAGCGAGTTTAAGGATCGTAGTATATTGCGTTGTCATGTTCTTACCCTCATGCGGCTATGTCTTGCCAGTTTGGATTCTGAGCTGTATTTATATTAACCCAATTTGGGTTTTGTGCATCACTAATATCTTGCCAGTTTGGGTTTTGCCCCGGAACTATGGTACTCCATACATGGACGGTACCTACTTCGCCTGTGGCTGCTACGCCTGTAACAAATACGTTTGCCCCAAGTCCTACAGTTACATCACCAATAGCGCCTGTGGCTTGTACTCCTGTAACCGGTACTCGGATAATCAAGTCTACCGTTACTGTACCTAGAGCCGTAGTGCCTTGAACTCCAGTAAGGGCTACATTTGCATCGCCCCCTACTGTTACAGAACCTATTTCTGCGGTTCCCGACACCCCTGTTACAGCAACTATCGCGTCTGCGGCTACAACTACGGTTCCTACAGCGCCTGTAGCGGCTACGCCTGATGGGGCTACGATTGCATCGCCAGTAGCGGTTACAGACCCTAAAGCTGTGGTTCCTGCGACTCCTGTAACTGCAACAATTGCGTCAGCAGCTACGGTTACACTACCTACAGCACCTGTGCCTGCTAACCCTGATGGGTAAACATTAGCTTCACCGCTTGCCGATACCGCACCAATATTGCCTGTGCCAGCTACTCCAGTGACGGCTACAACTGCATCGGCAGTAACACTTACATTACCTACTGCTCCGGTTGCTTGGACACCATCCACATTGACAATAATAAGGGGGGTTCCCCAAGAACCTTGACCCCAACTGGCGCGTCCCCAGCCTTCGTATGTCGTCGAAGAGGGCATCCTTTAGTACCTAAGCAATCCTGATAATCGCGTTAGTCGCATCAGCAGTGGGGAATGTAATCTGGAAATCACCCGCTGTAGATGTTTTATTGCCGCCAAAATCAAGTACAGCAACTGCTGGAGTAGAACCACCGGCTTGGTAGATCAAAGCTCCACGCGCTGTAATTGTCGCTGTACTCCACGTAGTTGTGCCGAAACTAAGAAACGCCGTAGTACCTGAAGTGGTAGGTGCCGTGGAAATCGTCAAGGTGTTACCACCCGCAGTATACCCTGCACCAGATACTTCCTCAGTTGTTGTATACGCAGTGGTAGCAGCACTTAATACCGCATCTACTGTATATAACGCAATCTTATAAGACTGCGATGTATTACTACTAAAATCCATTTCCCCGTCAAGTAATGCTTTCTTGAACGAAGTACACATTGCCTGTGTAATTGCCATGTTAAACTCCTTAAGTTACTGGAACCCGTAATTGTCCTGAACGGAATGCGTCTTCGCGCAGTTTGCCATCCCCAAGATTCTTGAGTAGGCCAAGAGTCTGCACAAATAAACGCTCGTACAGAGCCACAAGATCAGGTTCACCTTTCATAAACCGTATCGCTTCAACCAACGCACCATTCAATAATGCACTGTCAAACTCGTTACCTAACCACGTAGTACCTGCGGTCACGATAGACTCAGGATAATACCCATAGTGTAGCTCCACTGAGTACCCACTATCCGGTGTCGGCCCAACAATAAACGCATCATCATTAAAGTATGCGTAATGTACAGGTATGCCTGTAGATGTAGCGTTTGGGTATGCCTCACGTATGAAGTTAACGTCTTTGTTAATCAAGTATGAGTAATTACCACTACCATCAACTACTGCCAGAGAGTACGACCATAGAAAATCAGACGGCGTGTCTAGATATTTATTGTCTGTGGTCAACGAACCAGTAACGTTTTTACGTAACGCAGGGATCTGTACAGTGTTGTATATCTTCTGTTCTGACTGTTCAGTAAACAAAGCGAGCTGGTCATCTGTAAAACTTGTTTCACAAATGTCCTGAATGTTTGCTTTAAGCTGCGTGTAATTCATGGTTTAAGCCATCGGCCCTCGACACATAAAACCTTTAGTCGCAGCGCCAGCACCACGCATCTTGATACCGGAAGTCTTGACACCCTTCATACTTGGTTTAGGGCCATAAGACTTAACACCTTTGTCTTTATGGACTGTAACTTCTTTCATCCCGAAAACATTTTTAGGGTTATACATCGTACTACTCCTATGTAGTCGTTACTGTAACTGTTCCTACTGACCCAGTACCTATTAAATTGTTAGGGGTTAGCCCAAACGGATCATTACCGCCACCTACCGGACTCCAACCCCACTGAATATCTCTGCTGCTGTTAACTCCTGATACACCCAAACTTCTATCAGGTCTAGGGTTCCGTATTGCCTGTGGATCACTGACCGGAAACTCACCTAGTTTAAGCTGTGGTTGCCCCGGATTCCAACACTCTGGGCACGCTTTTATCTGCGTCTCTCTGTCCTTAACAACCAAGCTCTTCAACTCTTTCAGTTTGAACTGAAACCCGCACACATCGCACATAGCGATGGCTTTCTTATCAGAAGCAAACCTCGTACCCATTGTTAGATCCTACCTGCGCGAGGCACAAACCTAATCGGGGCTTTTTCCCTATCTTCTCCTGCAGCAAGTTCAAATTGTTCTTCGTACGCTGCCTTAAGCATAGGTACTCTGTCCATAAACTCAGGGACTTTCATAGCAATATGGTAGGCCAATCCCGCTACTAAACACGGGAAGAACCTAAAATTCATGTCGGCTGTCTCAATACCATTACCCGCGTCTTGTACACGCCGCATACGCCAGTAAATGATCTGGTAACTTTCAACATTGTCCGGGACGGGCCATACAGTTACCGAGGGGACTTGTTCCCAGTACGCTGGTATAGCGGTACCACCCACAGTATGCGACGCTGCTGTGGTGCCCTGTTGGCCTCTGAAGCAGTTCTGTAACACGTTACCGGTAATGTAACTGTAGTTAATAATTTCGTTTTCTAGCTTGATGAACCCTGCAGGGGGTAGACCAGCCACCCCACTGAGGGTAATAGTCGTATCTGTGCTGGATGCGGTAGCGGCTAAAGTAAGACCTGTCGGGTAAGTTTGCCCACTGTCCCTGTGCACGACGACTTGAATAGGTCGAGATTGTGTTATTTTGTTTGGTATTGACGAGTACGTACTGATACTAATCCGACTCAATGTTAGGTCAGATTGGGTAGTCTGGTTGTTCGCACCTGTCCGAATAGAGTGTTCTAGTAGGTCAATCGTGTCGTCCGGTAACGCATAAGTAGACTGTCCTTGCACAAGATCTAACGACCCCTGCTCAATAGTCCACATGTTAATGCCACGGTTCTGCCACTCAATCGTCATCAGATTCATAGAGCGACGTGCAGTCTGGAGATCATACCCAGACCGTAACTCACGCCCAGCGCGTTCCCACGCTTCTTCAGCAATGTCTGTGAACGGCATATTAAATGCTGTGCTTCCTGATGTAGTCATCTTCCCCACCCGCTCTTAGCTTTCTGTTTAGCTTTTGCGGAAAGCTGCCCGTAGTGATACAAGTTCTTAGAGGCGCTTGACATCTTTTTACCCGTCATAAGTTTGCCATCAGGGTGCTTGTGCATGCCCCCTTTGTGCTCACGACCGTCTTGGTAATAATGTTTTACACCTTTAGCCATTACTTCTTTTTCCTACGTAACGGTGTTACGCGCTTCGGTTTACCCGCTGGTTGACCCAGTTTTTTCTTCTGGGCTATCCGTTTAGTCTTCTCCGCTTTGGTCATTTCAGAAGACGTTTTAGGTGTCTTGGCAGATACTCGCTTTGTAGGTCTACAATACGGTGTACCGCGCTTATCACCCTTCTTTCTGCCACAGGCTTTACCTGTCTTAACGTCTTTCCAGTCTTCCTTAAACCAACGTTTCAGGGCTGCACCCTTTGCGGTCTTCCTAACTGCCACTCTTATTACCCCAGTTCTTAGCGCCTTTCTTACGACACTTCGCAATAGCACCTGAAGCATAGGCGGACGGAAAGACCTTATAGCGAGACTTAACCTTGCTATAACACGCGTCTTTAACCGAACCGCCTTTTTTATAGTAGCAACGCATTAGCTACCCTTCATCGTTACCATCTTAGCGGCACGTACACCCTTGGTAGCACAACCTGCTCCACGGACCTTTCCGCCTTTCTTCATGCGGGGCATAGCCTTGTCCATAGACTTGTTACCGGCAAACTTACGTCTACCCATAGCCTTTTCCATACCTTCGCTCTCGTCACGACGAGCTTTCATACCTTGCATTTTTTTACCGTTTCTAGCGCCCATAGACTCATCTAAACGGTCATTATAGCCTTGCTTCTTCATGCCCATTGGCATACCACCAGCTTGGTACTTCTTCATTCCTTTCATCTTATCTGCCTCTACGTAATCTTTGCCTACTGACTGAGGTACCCCAGCTTTTTTGGCAAATTTAGGGTTATTAGCCACTGCGGCCATAAAATTGTGTTGCTTATTGCTTTTGCTAGGCATCAGCAGTTCCACTTCCGTAAACTTTTGTTGATCCTGCTATTCGGATCATTCGCTGTCTTAGAGCTTGTGTTGCGTTTCTTCATACCTTTCATGCGAGCACAGAAGGACTTACGGCGTTTAGCGGCTTTAGAACCTTTTTTCAGCTTGCTTGGCTTCGTAGTAACAGCAGTTTTTAACTTGCTGCCGGGGTTAGCCTTACGATAACTAGCAACGCCTTTTTTGTTCAAGCCGCCAGACTCGCTCTTACCTTCTTTGCGCGTCCACGCAGGGGATTTAGATACTCCCCCACCTGCTTTGTAATAAGCACGCATCTGCGTTACCTATAGAAAACAGTCGCTGCTGTACAAGCAGTAAAGGCAGAGATATAGACATCTGAGTTACAGCGTATACCGTCGTTAGGTATATTGACCGAGTGCGTAGAACTTGCATTAAAGTCTAGATCCAGTACGGTATCCCCGCCATTACCATTAGTAACAGTAACGCGAGGAGAACCAGTACTGGTCAGGACTTGAATCTGCGTAATACGTGCAGGGCCAACACCTAATGATCCGGTTCCTGTAATCCGTTTTGATTGGATATCAGAACTAGACATTCCCTACTCCCTATGGCTGTACCGCAGTGTTGTAAGCCTGTGCGTACAGAATCGTAATAACGGCTACGCCAGCGTTAGTCGCTGCACTTCCTGTTACGGTCAATTTAAGATCAGCCGTACCAGTATCTGCCCACTCACCCGTGCCACCACCTTGAGTAGTAACAGTCTTCAAACCAGCAGTTGTGCCAGTTGCAAGTGCGTTGAGGATAGTCGTAGCTCCACCAACAGTATCACCAACGCTAATGTTGGTAGTAGCGTTAGCTGCGGTAGATAAATCTACAATTACGTCGATAATCTTAGATTTTGCAGGGATAACCATGCTAGTTGCACCTGCAGCGATTGCACCACCGGAAAGATCCATAGTGTGCGTCTGCATCATGACAACGTAACCAACATTGGCTACATCACTACCTAACGTAGTTCCTACAGTGTTGCGGATGTTACCAGCCCGGATTGGGCCAGAGAAAGTTGTGGTACCCATTGTAGTCTCCTGTCTTGGGTTAAGTCTGCTTTCGCAGTCAGGACTTACTTTATACTACAGAAAAAAGAAAGGGGCAACATGTGCCCCCTCTTCTATACCCGCGTTTATGCGCCGGGAGAACCATAAATCCCAAGTGGGTCAGAAACCCCAAAGGAATATCGCTCTCTAGCCTTGTAGCGCGAGTTGCCAGTATCGAAATCAGCATCCATAGACGTTGACATCGGGGTACGGACAAAGTGCTTCAAGCCGTTGGGCACGTCAGTCATTAAGAACCACGCATCTGGATCAGTCAGATAGTGGTTAACTGAGTAGCCTTCAGGGACAGAACCGTTGTTACGGAGTGCGTTGATATCGTTATCCGCAGTTCCAACACGTCCTTCGGTCTCTAACAAACGAGTTGCTACAAACTGGAGGTTGGGTGGGATAATCAGCTTGCGAGGTTTCGCAGCGATCAACAGGCTTCGCTCATCAGTCCAACCAGCAATCTGGATAACAGCCGCTTCCAAAGAAGTTTCGTTAAGATCAGCTGCTACAGCAGGACGGTTTGAGTTAGTGCCGCCAGAGACAAGTGGGTGAGCCGTTGAGAGCAACGTCTGCCCGTCACCATAAGTGGTGCCAGCAGCAAAACCGTTGTTCAAGATGGTAGCACCTTTAACTTGCTTGGTGTAAGCCATAGCGCGAGCGAGAGCCTTGGTGTAACGAGCAGACAATGAGTCATACAAGTTATCTTCGATAGCTTCTTCAGTAATACTGAAGCCCATCGCCACGGTTTCGTGCGTATAGCGTGCACTCCATGCTTCCTGTGCATTGTCATATTCGATGGCAGAGCCTTCGTTTTTAACAGGTGCGGCAGAGAAGCCGGACAGTTTAGTTTCTTCTTCGAAAGATCGATCAGAAGATTCTGTTTCGAAAATCTCCTTCGTCTCTTCACCGTACTTTGCATACTCTAAACCAAATAGAGCGTTCAGACCGGGAAGGAGTTCTTTCAGTAATTGGGCTCTTGAAATAGCCATGATCTACTCTCCTTATACGCCAGTTGCGTTTTGATACTGGTGCATCCCGAAATTCCACTTCACGATAACCTCTACGAAAGCATCAGCGCCAGTAGCCGTTTCGGGCACTACGTCAATGATTCGGATAGGTTGTGTGTTCGTAGTAGCGGTAGTAGAGCTGATAGAGATTTTAGAATCCCCAGTAGCAGTACTTCCAGCAGTCTGGATGAGCACAGAGTTATTACCTACAGCAGTACGAGCCACTGAAGCGATGTTTGCAGTGCCAGCAGCGGTAACTGCGACCTTGAACAACGCATCTGGGTCGTCTATAACGTAGGCAACGATGTCACTAGCAACGGTGCCAGTGGGGTAGTATTGACTGAACAACGTGTAACCCAAAGCAGGGCTAGTGTAAGAACAGCCAACGAAAACGCCAACTGGGGTGGCAGTAGCAGTACCGGTGTCTTTCTGGATAGTACCGTCATTGATTAGCTTTACAACATCACCATTGAAGATGTTTGCTGCATAGCCAGAAGCAATGGGGAACTGTCGAGTAGCACCAGCAAATACCCTTCCACCGACCAAGTTGACCGGCTTCAGCCCGTAAGGGGCTGATACAGTTGGATAAGCCATTAGAGACTCCTCAAATTAAAGTTAAGTTCCTTTACCAAAAGTGACCTTTGTCTTCCGCTCATTGAATAGCGGCATACGCGGATCGTTCTCTCTCATGAGGCTATTATCTACAGAATGAATCTGAGCTTCGTTTTGCTGCTCGTAATAATCATTCCGTTCTTCAGACAATTCTGAAGGGGCTTTACATAGCATTAAACCACCAATCACAACGTTATCTTTAAATCGCTCGTTTTCAACGGTGACCATTGTAATTTCCGGGTGATCCTCTGCTCTGACAGGCTCCCAGCCTTCACGGAGTTTAGAAGAAACGTTTGTGGCGTCTACCTGTCCTTGTGTGCTTACGCGTATCCATTTAAAGGCGTACCCAGCTTCAGCAGTGGGGGAAGGCAAAACCTCTGGCCTCTGCCACGCTCTTTTGCGAGTCGTCTTTTCACGGGTCGTTTGTTCACGATCAATTCTATTTTGAGCCATTACTGTTTCCTCATGTCTATAGCAACCTGTTTGGCGTATTGTTCTGGTGTAAGACCTAGCCGTTTGGCGACTGCGACCTGTGTTTGCGTTAACCTAATCTTCTTAGGCGCTGTGCTCCGCGTTGCGGGGGCAACCACATTTGCTTTTCGCTTCGGTTGTGCGGCCTCTATTTCACCAACATCCTCGAAATTATCGGGGAATATTTGTCGCATACGAGAATCAATTTTCTCGTAGTATTCCTCAGTTTGGGGGTTTACCCCCTCTTTGACAAGTTTATTGTGCAACCCCAACGCGAAACTTGTCATTTCATCGTCTTGCCCAAACCATGTATTGGACGCTGCCCAATCGTTAGCTCGGTCATCTACAATAGGTGCTGGGGTGGATTGTTCTTGTATTTGCTCTGTTTGTACAGGAGTTTCCTCCTGTTGTAAAGTTTCCGGCATTAGGTTCTCTAGCCGGTCAGCCTTAATCTTAGCGTTAGTAAGTTTCTCTTGTGCCTCTAACAGCTTATCAGAATCCCCTGCTTCGTATGCCATTTTATAGGCGCGTTTAGCGAGTATTGCTTCGCCAGCAGCGGTACGTTTAGCCTGTTCTAAGAGGGCTTCTTGGTTTTTACTAACCGTTCCTTTAAGGTTTTTATTTTCTTCCACAAGCTGTTGAGCCAGCCTTTCAAGCTCTTGACGCTCTCGGAGAGCCGTTTCTTTAGCGCGACGTTCATCATGGTACCCCTTACTGAAGTGTTTGATTCTATTACGAACTTTGTCAGAATACTCTTCAAGCTCCTCATCAGTAACTTCCGCTGGTGGTTCCGAAGGCTTACGGTTTCGGTCAGCCTTTGGTGTGTCGTCAACCACCTCAACTTCGTAATCATCTTTGTCGTCCTCAACTTCTGCTGTGGGTTCCGGTTCTGGTTCAGGTGCGGTTTGTGGCTTACCTGAAAGATCGATCTCTATAGCACTAGAGTCTTCAACTTCAATATCTGTGCTGGTTTCTTCTTCGTCGGGAAACGAATACTCTACTTTTTGAAAAGGCATAATGTTCTCCTTATGCTCGCGTTACACCACGGGGGTCCGCTACAGTAGCTTCAATTGAGTCATCGTTCATCAAACGGTACTCAACCCCACCCACTTTAAACCGAGTGCCCGTATTCATACGGAACATCACATAATCTCCGGGTTTGCACCACGGACCTGTCGGGAATCGCTCTTCGTCAGAATAGGCTTGCTCACCCATATCCAACACCAGACCAATGATCGACATAATGTGTTCTTGGTTTATTGTCGTTGATGACTTAACCAGCCCGGTATCCCCGAACGTCTCTTCGACTTGTGGTAACGCGACAAGCACCCTGTAGCCCACGGGCTTAGGTAACTGCTCCTCGATTTCTTCTTGCGTTAACATCTCTTCAGGCGCTAACGTTTCTATTGCTTCACTCATCGTATTCTTCCATATTGCGCGAGAGGTCTTCTACATAATTAATACAGGCTTCGAGACCCCGAACCATACCTGTAACTTCCTTGTACTGAGCAAAGTCTTTAACTCCACCCTTACCAAGAAACTGTAGTGCAGAGGCTTTATCTTCCTCGAACTTATCTTTGAGCACGTCTAAGACGGTTTTAGCCATTACTGACCCTTATTCTGTTGTTCTATAAGCCTGAGTAGGTCTAGGCTAAGTTTGTCTTGCGATTCAGTGGTTGATTTAGCAAGTTTCAACCCTTCTTTTTGAGCTTCCAGTTCTAGTTCTTTCTCATCTAACCCTAACTTCTTAGTGTCAATAGCGGAATCAAGTGCGTCTTTTTGCGATATCCGATCTTGTTCAGCCATGCGAAGTTGGATTTCCGCTTGATCTTTCTGCATCTTACGCTGCACTTCTTGCTCTTTGATCGCCACTTCCTTCTGCTGTAGCTGGAATATGGGGTCTTGAGCTTGTTGCTGCGCCTGTGCTTGCGCCTGTTTCTGCTGGTTAGCTTGACTGAGCTGTGCCCCTGCCTTCGCCATAAGCTGTGCTAGGGTTACTTCAATCTCTTCAGGCAGCTCTTCGTTGGGCGGTGGTAAGTCTGCACCTAACTGCTCTTCTATCTGCGACCGATACTGGAACCCTAAGTGTTGCGCTAAATGCGCTTGCAGAGCCGCCATAATCGCTTGCCCCTGCGGATTCTGCCCGATCATCTGGGCCACCATTGGGTCTTGCATAAACGCTTGGTGCGTAGCGATGTGCGCCTGATGATCCTGCTGTATAAACGCTTTGAGTGGTTTCCCAACCAACGCATCCATGTTCTCGCTGACCGGATCGGTAGGCTTGAGGTCGTCCTGAGTGGGTACTAACTTGTCCGCATTCTTGACGCCTAACACCTCGATCATCTGCCTGTGTAGCTGTGGCAGGTCGTAGATCTGTGGGGCGCTCTGCGCCATCTGCAATACCGCTTGATACTGCACGACCCGCTGGGCCATCGTTGACGAGTTAGGATCACTGACAGGGATCACGTCCACCATCATGTAGTCCGCTACCCTCGCACTGACCTCACCCCGCATGGGGATATAGTCGTACTCAGTGGGCGCATACTCTGCCATCAACGCCTTGAGCATCTTAAACTCTTGCTTCATCGCGTAGTGGACACGAGCCTGTACCGCAGCCATAGGCTTAAGCGTACGCTCTAACAACGCCAGCGTCGTTCCTACTGGAGCATTAGCCGACATGTCAGAGATGTTCATATCACTGATCGCCCCTAACCGACGACCTTCAGTGGTAATCTGGTTCAACAGGGCTAGTAGGGTCTGGCTTGGCTCCTTATATGGGAGCGGCATGATATTGTCACGGATGCTTCCAGACGGTACATCCACGTCCTTCCACTCCCCCGGCTCAATCGGTGTATCGTCCCCTTTGATCCGCAGACCGCGAGACTTTAACCCTCCGGGTAAGTTAGACAACGTACCGGCATCAACCAACTGACGAATGAGTGAGGTACCTGCGCGAGCGTACCCGCCGATAATGTGGATCAACCCTAGACCGTAAAACCCAAACCCCGGCACGTAGACATAATGCACGAAGTGCTGGCGCTTCAGCATCAACGGATCTTCTTCGCTCCAGTTACGCCGGATCGCTAAGACGTTACCTGTACCGCGTTCAATCGTGACAACGTAAGGCTTGGCGATTTCTTCTTCGTCTTCGTCAACGCCGTCAATAATAAGATCAGCGTGGACCTCGTATATCGCATATCGATCATCGTCAGTAATAGAGTAGCCACCTTCTTCGGCCTTTCTCTTTTCAATGTCGGTATGGAACGGTTGCGGATCACCTAGATCAATCTCTCGGTAGAACCCCATCGCTTGGAGCTTCTTCAACTCGTTCTTAGTCTTCCGCATGACGTGTGTAACACGTTCAGCAGTCTCAATATGGGACGCACCGTAGGGTACAATAACGTCTTCTGCAGGGATGTATATGGCTACCTGACGACCCATACTAGGGTCAAAATACACCTTTTTAAACGCAGATCCCGCTAGTCCTAGGCTGTATAAGAGTCGTTCGTGCTCGGGGCGATACTCGACCATGCGCTCTGTCAGCTCATAGTTCATATCTGCTTTTACACGTTCTGCTGCTTCAGCTTTATCTGCAGTCTCTTCACCCAGAACTTTAACGCGCACGGGACCAGCGGCTGGGAAAGTCTCGCTCATCGTCTCTGCTTGGAAACGTATCGCGGCTTCGGCCAGTACAGTAGAGTAGACTCCGCAGGCACCGTCCCACGGATCTGTACGCTCTTCGTACTTGAACCCTAATACGTCTAGTCCTTTGACAAACGTATCAGCCCAATCTTTACGGCTCTCGACATCAGCGTCGATCAACCCAATCAAATCTTGTGAGAGTCCTTGCAACTCACTGTCGTCCAACGCTTCTGCAAGGTTAGCGTCAAACCCCATGAGGTCCGCTTCATCAGCATCAGGGATCAGCGTGATCTCCATACTACCGTCGGAAAGCGTTACACGTTCTGGATCAACAATCTCAATCTCTAATGCTTCTCCGCCAGCAAGCTCGTCATCCATCATCTCGCCTTCAAGCAGATCGTCCATACCTTCTGGAGCTGCATACAACCCTTTTTCAATAGCCATAATTTATACTCTATAGTAGTCTTGTACGCCCACCTGCATTGAACCCTTCAGGTAGCGTAGGGAGGGCGGGGGTATTTAAAGCCTTTTGTGCCGCTTCAACTTCTCTAGCTTGGTTTGCTGGCACTACTTCTGCTGCTCTAATTGATTCTCGTTGGGCATGCTCTTCAGGAAAATACTCATAAACTAACTCGTCTTCCAGATCAACTAAAGCCTCTTGGAGTTCCTCGGGTGTACTGTAATAACCTTCTCTGGCCTTTAGAACATAACGCCTTACTACAGGGTTCATACCAGCAAAAAGGGCTTTTTCTCCTCTATCCCTAAGAACCTTTGTAGCTAATGCAGTAAAAGGTTTTGGGCTTTTGAAGTTAGTGTCCTCGGTGTTGTTGTCTGCCATAATTTATACTCTTAGTAGTACCCGCCACGTCGTTGTTTGAAGTAACGAATCTCATCTGGTTCGTCAGTTGGTAAGCGTATGAACCCACCTTGTCTAAAACGCATGAGTGCCATTACGGTGGAATCCACCAAGTCATCATGGCTCATAAACGGGAATCCAGCAATCTCTTCGACCACTTCTTCCGCCCAACGCGTTTCGGGTATCCATACAATCCCAGATGCTACAATATCAGCAACAGAATTTAAACGGGCTAGTTTATCACCCGACCCTCTGTGTGGCGTAAACTCCTGCACTGGTAGTCCCATACGTCGCATCTCTTGGTACAACGCCGTACCTGAACTTTTCTTCTCCACAATAAACGCATCAGGTTCCCAGTCGGCATACTCTTCCATTGCCAACTCTTTCAACTCAGGGAACTCCAACCGCTTCTTAATACTATTGAGCAAGATGATGTTGTACGCGTCAGCCTCGTCATGAAAGAACACACCCCATGTCGTTAAGGCCGTATAGTCCGCACGGTTATGTTTCTCCGCCGCAGAGTCGAGCGCCATGATGATATATTCGCAATCGGGTGGATCTTCCTTGTCCCAATGCGACCACCACTCACGTTTGATGAGTGCAGCTTCTTCCGCTGTCGGTTCCTGCTGATACTGGGCGTTCCACTGGAACACCGGCATCGACGCCTTAGTTCTAAGTAGTGCTTCTAGATCAAAGAATTCGGGCCACAGCGGTTTCTGCACCGACTCTCCCGTATCCTTATCCGTAGTATCTAAAATAGCAGGAAATTCAATGACTTCGAACTCATCAGCCCGTTCGTTCTGCCCCATGTCCCGTACCACACGCCCTGTCAGGTCATCCATGTGCCACCGAGTCTGGATGATCGCTACCCGTCCTCCCGGCATCAAACGTGTTCTTGCACCGAACGTATACCACTCGTAGGCTTTCTCAAACACAGAGAAGTTTCCGTTAATCACGTCCTGCTCAGAGTGTGGGTCATCCACCAACAGCAGGTCAGCACCCCGTCCAGCAAGGGCTGAACCAACACCACAGGCGTAGTACTCTCCCCCTACGTTGGTATTCCAACGTCCCGCAGACTTAGAATCTGCAGCCAATGCGACGGTAGGGAAGATAGCCTTATACGCGTCTACCGCAATCAAATTACGAACTTTTCGACCAAAATCGACGGCCAGATCGGTGGTATGAGACACCATCATGACCTTTTTATTGGGGTTCCGCCCCAAGAACCACGCCGGGAAGAATATGGACACTAGTTGTGATTTTCCGTGGCGGGGCGGAATATTGACGCAGATACGATCCTTGTTACCTTGCTCAATGGCCATGAGCATATCTGCTAATATGCGGTGATGCTTGCCTACAATGTAATCAGACTGCATCGCCTTACAAAATTCTATTAGATCGTCGTACGCTAACTTGTTTTGCTTGCGGTTATCCAGCTCACTCACTAATTTATCGATTTCAACGACTTCATCTGGCGTATATTCGTCCAGATTGTCCAACATGACTTGGAGTTCCGCTTCAGTAAAGTCTAACGCGACCTCACTCATCGTCATACTCCGGTTCTTCTGCGCCTACCCACCCTGCGTGCAGTGGCTTTTTGTCTGTTTCCTCAGACTTTTCGGGTTTCAACCCCAACGCCGCGCCCACATCGATGACTTCCCCGTCTAAGACTATGGGGGCGTCCAATGCTTCGGGTGGATTGACTAACTTCTCCAACTTCTGCCGCAGTTTTGCCCGTAGATCGTCGGTAGACTGGTGGGTGATCGTCACTTCTGACTTTTCTGCAAACAAACTAACGTCGGATATCTTACCTAGCAGCTCCAATGCACGGATTCTTACCCGTGGGTCTGGGTTCTCTGACTCAAGCAGGAGTTTGTTGGTAACTAGGTGTCGTATCTGGGTGGCGCTCTCGGCCACAGACTGCCCAAACTCTTGCAGTATGTTGTTTGTGAGTATCAATGAGGCAGGGGTCATCTTAGCGACACGGGTGTTGCTAACCTTCTTGGAAGTTTTTACGGGGTCTTCGGCGTATTCAACTGCTAAACCGGCAGCTACATCTCTATCTTCATTGTTTGGAGCTATGTCTAACCCGTTATCCGCAAGTAGTAACGCCGTGTTGCACGCAGCCTCCGCACGTTCACGCAGATCTGTGTAAGACATGTCTACAGATAAGGGTACACCGACTTCTGAATCGAGCACTATGGTCATAAATGTACGCAGGTTGTTAACCGTTACCGCAAATGTACACCAAAAATAATTTTTTGCAACTATAAGTTGGGACTCCTACCGGGGGGTGTTCCCTATATGAGGGGGGTAGGGGTCTAGCAGGAACAAGTTAGGGGGTACCCAACTCAAAAAATAGCTGATTATTTGAGTAAATTAGTAATACTAAGAGATGTGTGGAGTCCCATAGCAGTAAAGGGGGGTCGGGGGTAGGTAGGGTAGCGGCCAGATCCATTGTTAGGGAAGTCCCTAACATTCCACAATTGACCATTATCGGCTAGTTGTTGACATCATCGGCCAGATATGGATAATAGGTTACCAGCAGGCAAGCATTCCGCGAGCCGCTAAAACTGGAGATATAAAAAGTGAACACAAAACTACTCAAATCAGTACAGGCATTCTCAACAGCAACAACCGAGAGCGAAACAAAGCGCGGCGCTCACATCGATGCACTCTTCGCGGCTGGTATGCGTCACACGGATTGCATATCACCCAAGGGTAACGATAGCGCCGCGAGTACCGCGACCGAGGACGGTTTCGCTAAAACCAAGGCTGCGATCCTAGCAGGATTCTCGCAGGCAGATACCGCGCTATTTTTGGTCGATGTCAAAGCCCTCCCCGAGGAGGACAAAGCCCGCAAACGGGTCGTGACTCAACAGGTCAGCTCGCGGCTCAAGGATCTTAAAAACCAGCTCAAGGCTCGCGCCCTAGATGCCGGTGAGATCGAACCCGAGCAAAAAGAATCGAAGTCTGATTCTGAGAAAATCATCGCGACTCTCAAGGCCGCCGCCAATATTGCGCGGAAGGATGAGACTCCCGAGTATGATCCAGCTCAGCTCATCAAATCGATTGCCCACACGATGTCTCTCATCGGATCGGATGATGACCTCAGATCCATCATCGAAGGCTAAACCCACGGCCCCTTCGGGGGCCACACCTCTTCCCCGCTTCGGCGGGTTTGATACCAGTTCCTAGAGTAGCGTTGCGTCAAACGTGTTACTGCGTTGATACCAGTTCCCAGCGTAGCGGTGCGGGACGGTGTGGGAAGGGGCACAAGGACGTGTTAGGGAGTTCCCTAACATTGTTCGGCAGATAGGATTTGTATTGTTCCATTTGTTCGGCATTTGTTCTTATAATGTTCGGTAGTGAAACGAACATTTGAATAACGGACCACGATAGAATGTAATGGATTATGGTGTATGTATAGTGGTATGTGTTGTCTCTATATATATATATATTTTGTAATGTTCTATAATGTATAGAATTACTACCTCCCAGAGAAAACAAACAGCTTTGTTCTGTTTCTCCCTGCCTTCCCTTCCCCTTGGCAGAATAGTTAGTAATTTCCCCAAAAAACGAACATTC